ACGCCGGGTGGGAACGGGTTGCTGCCGAGGTCGCTAAGTGCCAGCCTCGCTGCGCCGAATGTCACCGTATGCGCACTGCAAAGGAAGGGCACTACAGCTACCGCCGCAACGGTACGTCTGCGCCCGAGTCGGAAACGCAGCCGTTCGTGCAGCCGTTGCTATTCGACTGGCAGCACCCGGACCACCCGGGTAGCTACACCCTGGCCACTGGGGTCCGGCTTGCGATGGGCGGCACGGAGTGATCGCGCCCGTTCGGCTGCTGCCGGCCGACGCGCCGCTGGCTGACTGGCTGGCCGAGCGGCGGCGTGGGATTGGTGGGTCGGACGTGGCCGCGATTCTGGGTGTGAGCCGGCATGCCGGGCCGCTGCGGGTGTTCTACGAAAAGTTCGGCTTGCTGGGCGACGAGGACAACGAGGCGATGGAGTGGGGCCGTCGGCTGGAGGCGGCCGTACGGGACAAGTTCGCCGACGAGCACCCGGAGTTCTGCGTCCGGCCCGGCCCCGGTCTGGTGGCCCACCCGGAGAGGCCGTGGCAGCGGGCGACGATCGACGGTCTGGCCGCCGAGTCGCCCGACGGGGAGCCGGTGTCGCTGGTTGAGGTGAAGACCGGCCGGTCGGGTGCTGAGGACTGGGGCGACGAGCTGACCGACGAGGTGCCGCTGCCATACCTGTGCCAGGTCACCTGGTACCTGGACACGTTCGGGCTGCCGGCCGGGTTCCTGGCGGTGCTGCTGGACGGACGGAACTACCGCGAATACCTGATCGAGTACGACCCTGACCTTGCCCGCAAGCTCCGCGGCCACTGTGAGGCGTTCTGGCGCAACCACATCCTGACCGGGGTAGCGCCAGAAGCCGACGGACTGGCGGACACCGCCGCCGTTCTCGCCGCCCAGCACCGGCCCGAGAGGGGCGCCAAGGGCGACCTCCCCGCGGAGGCGGAAGGCTGGGCCAGCATCTACGGCGCCGCGCACCTTGACGTGCTGCGTGCCGAGGAACGCAAGCAGGAAGCCGGCAACCACCTGCGTCAGGCGTTCATCGCCGCCGGGTCGCCACACCACGGCTTCGTCGGCGGTCGCAAGGTCGCGTCCTGGTCGCTGGTCGGTGGCGGCACCAAGGACGAGTTCGACGCGGCCACGTTCGCCGCCGAACATCCCGAGCTGCACCGCAAGTACCTGGTCACCAAGTCTTCCGAGCCGTCGCGGCGGCTCACCGTGTCGAAGGAGTTCACCACGCCATGACCCCCACCCGAACGCAGAAGCTGAAGGACGCCATCCCCGAGGCGCCAGAGAACGGCCAACCGACGCCGGGGCAGAAGGCGCTGATCCGCAAGCCAGACCCGGCCGGGGACCTGCTCACCTCCATGGAGGACGAGTTCAAGCGGTGCCTGCCCGACGTGCTGCCGTGGGACATGTTCGCCCGGGTCGCGCTGACTGGCTTCCGCAAGACGCCGGAGCTGGTGGAGTGCACCCGGCAGAGCCTGCTCGGCGCGCTCATGGAGTGCGCCCGGCTCGGCCTGGCGCCGTGCACCGAAGAGGCGAGCTTGGTGCCGTTCAACAACCGGCAGAAGCAGGTCAAGGAGTGCCAGCTCATCGTCGGCTATCAGGGCTACGTGCAGCTGATGTACCGCTCCGGCCAGGTCGAGCAGGTGGTGGTGGAGCTGGTCCACGAGGCCGACGAGTGGGAGTACACCCTCGGCGACGGCGGCCGGTTCTGGCACAAGCCGAAGATCACCGCCACGCGGGCCGACCGCGGCGCCCCGATCTTCGCCTACTCGTTCGCCACGCTCTCCGCCGGCGGCCGGACCCGGGTCGCGACCGTGAACCTGGAGGAGGCCCGGGAGCTTCAGCGCAAGTACGGAGTCAAGTCCACCAGCGCCTGGAAAACCAACTTCGAGGGCATGTGGCTGAAGACGCCTGTCCGGCGTATCCAGAAGTTCGCGCCCAAGTCGGCCGAGCTGCGTCGGGCGTACGCAGTAGACGGGGCCACGTTCGACCTCGGCGGTATCGCCGCCGCGCCGGACGAGGACGGGATGCTAGATGGCGAGGTGGTCAGCGAGACCACCGAGCCGGACCAGGTAGACCCGCAGCCAGCGCAGCAGCCCGACCCGCAGGCGTGGGATGACGTTCAGGTCGCCGAGCCTGGCGGTGAGCACTGATGCGCCGGACCAGGCGGCTGGAGCCGATCAGCCCGAGGCGACGCGCCGCACTCGCCGCCGCCGGGCAGCCGTTCCCGTCGTCCACCTTCGCCAGCCCGGTCGCCACGCCGCCGAAACCTCGGCCACGTCCGGCGCAGACCGGCCCGGACCAGGCGACGGTGGACGCAGTACTCCAGCGCGATGGTCACAGCTGCGTGGTTTGCGGCGGGGCGCTGCACGGCACCCGCAGCGTGGACTGGTCGATCCACCACCGGCTCCGTCGCAGCCAGGGCGGGGACAACCGGCTGTCGAACCTCGTAAGTGCGTGTGGGCATGGGACATCGCAGTGCCATGGGGCGCTGCACGCCGGACCAGCTGCGGCACGCAAAGGCGGATGGATGTTGCTGTCCACCGACGACCCGGAGCAGAAGCCGATGGCGCATGCCCTGTACGGGCACGTGTTCCTGCTCAACACCGGCCAGTGGCAGAGCCGCCGGCCCAACCAGAGCAACGACGAACGGGAAGGGGGCAGGTAGCTGATGCCGGTCAAGAGCGCGCCCTACTACTGGGTGGAGTGCGACAACTGCGGTGCCCGATGCGAGTACGGCGAGTTCACCGCCTACGCCGACCGGTCGTGCGCGGTGGACGATGCCGTCGATGAGCTGGACTGGACCACCGACGGCATGGATTTCGCCTGCCCGAAGTGCCCGGGGCTGTACCGGTGCGAAGGCTGCGGCAAGCCGGCCGGGGAGCTGTGCGGCGAGCGGGACTACCACTGCCAGACGTGCTGGGACGCGGCCGGGCAGGACGCGCAGGAGGAGCTGGAGGCGAGCAATGGCTGAGCAGACGATGCCCGAACCACCCGACGGCGCGTGGGTGGTGGTCGGCGACGACCCGTACGTGCTGCTGATCCGGGACGACCACTCCGCCCTCGTTGGCGGCAACGAACCGGGCCGGTGCTGGTTCCATGCCCACGACGGCAGCGAGGAGCCGCTGTCGTGGGCGCAGGTGACCGGCGCCGAACCAGACGGGGGGCGGCTGGTCGCCGACCGGCGGGTGGTCCAGCGGGTGTGGACCCAGGTGGAGCCGGACGCGTTGCCGGCGCTGGCCGGCGGGTACGAGACGATCGGCGACCACCAGATCGCCCTCGGCTCCGGTGTCTGCGTGACGCACGGGGAGCGGTACGAGCTGCCCCACGAGCTGGACCGGCTGCGGGAACGCGAGGGGGAGGGGGCCGGCCGTGGTTGAGGAATGGCGCATCGCGGCTCTGTGCCAGTACACAGATCCGGAGTTGTTCTTCCCGGAAAAGGGTGGTGCCGTCAGGCCGGCGCTGCGTATCTGCGGCCGGTGCGAGGACTGGGTGCGGGAGGCGTGTCTGGCCGACGCGCTGGGGGTGGAGGGCCGGCTTCCCGCACCGCCGTTCGGGGTGCGGGGCGGGAAGACCGCCAAGGAGCGGGCGGTGCTGCTGGGGAAGCGGCAACCCACGGGTGATCCGGCGTGAGCGGCCGGGAGTGGACCCTGACGGTCCGGGCGCCGGCGCCGATGCGCACCACCAACGCGGCCCGCAGGTTGCATTGGGGCCGGACCTCGGGCGAGCGGCGAATGCTCCGCGAGGTTGTGCACGCGGAGGCCAGGAACGCCGGGCTGCCGACCGGGCTCGCCCGGGTGCGGATCGGGATCGTGTGCCGGTTCCCGGACCGGGTGCGGCGCGACGCGTCGAACCTGCACGACCAGGTGGGCAAGCCGGCGGTCGACGCCCTGGGGCCGGCCCGGACGGTGAAGGACAAGCGGTCCCTGGCGGGCTGGCGGAGGGAGCCGGGTTACGGGCTGGTCGCCGACGACCACCAGGACCAGGTGGAGGGTCCGCACATCACCATCGGCGATCCGGTGGACCGGCGGCGGTACCCGTTCGGCGGCCTCATCATCACCATCACTGACCTGAGCGGAGGCGTCGATGCCTGACCGCTGCGAGGTGACCAAGCTGCTGGCCGCCGAGTGCGCCCACTGCCGCCGCATCCCCGACGCGCCACCGCCGGGGCGCCGGGGCACGACCACGATCGCCGCCGGCTTCCCGGGCAAGTGCGCCGACTGCGGGGACTGGTTCCCCGAGGGCGCCCGGATCACTGCCACCCCGGACGGGTGGGTGGCTGACTGCTGCACCGAAGGGGACGACGATGGCTGACCAGACCGCGACCGCGACCGTCCGGGACTACCGGACCCACGAGGAGCGCCGGATCGCCGAGCAGTTCCCCGGCGACGTTGCCGGGCACCAGCTGGCGGTGCTGCTCGACCAGGGGCTGTACCGGCATCTGCGGTGCCGCAACCCGGCCAACTCGTTCTACTGGTTCGAGATCGTCACCTGGCCCGGGTCGCTGGCGATCCGGGGTGACATGGGTGGCGGCTGGATCTTCTCCCGCACCGAGGACATGTTCGAGTTCTTCCGCTCCCACCGCTCCCACGGGAGCCGGATCAACCCGGGCTACTGGGCGGAGAAGCTACCCGATGCCGGCCGCTCGGTGCGGGTCCACAGCGAGCAGGTGCTGACCGACCGGCTCGCCGATGCGCTGGCCGAGTACGACCAGCGGCACCCGGAGCTGCTGGCCAAGCACCAGCGGGAGCACGGCGACTCGCCCTGGCCAGCGCCACCCACGACACCCGACGAGGCCCGGCAGCTGGTCGCCGACTACAAGGACGACGACCGGCTCCGCTTCGCCGATGGGGCGCGGGAGCTGCTGGCCGAGCTGGACCGGGACGGGGTGGTGTCGGACACCTGGGAGTGGAGTTTCGACGACTGGGACTGGCCGTTCCTGTGGGCGTGCCACGGCATCGTCTGGGCCATCAGCGAGTACGACCGGCAGAAGGCAGCGGGTGGCAACCATGGCTGAGCCGCTGGACCTGCAAGAGGTGCGCGCCACCTGGCTCCAGCAGTGTGGCCCGTGCGACTACGGCGTCACCAGCGCACCGTGCAACTGCCCGCCGGGGGACTACCGGCCGGTGCTGCTGCGGGCCGCGGACGAGCTGGACCAGCTGCGGACAGACCGGGCGCGCTGGTCGTTCGCCGCCGGCTACCTCCGGGGCGAGCTGGCCGGCCTCGTCGCCGCCATGCCGGCCGGGCCGGCGCGGGTTGCCGCCGAACAGAACCTGGCCCAGGTCGACGCGCTGCTGTTCCCGAGACCGGGCGGCGGCTGGGGGTGGGGACGGGAACCCCACCCGGGAAGACCAGCCGCCGCCCCCAGAGCAGACGGAGGTGGACCGTGGGTGACGGCACGAAGATCGAGTGGAGCGACGCCACGCTCAACGTGGTTACCGGATGCACTCGGGTTTCCCCCGGTTGCGACCACTGCTACATCGAGCGGACGCCGCCGTTCCGCAAGGACGGCCGCCGGTTCGGCCATCCGGGCGTCGGAGCATCAACAGGGTTGACCTTCCACCCGGACCGGCTGGCGCTGCCGCTGCGGTGGAGTCGACCGCGGCGGATCTTCGTCAACAGCCTGAGCGACCTGTTCCACGAGCACGTGCCGGACGGGCTGATCGCCGCGCTGTGGTTCGTGATGGGCCAGTCCGCCGGGCTGATCCCGGAGCGGCGCCGCGGGCACACCTTCCAGATCCTCACCAAGCGGCCGGCCCGGATGCGGGCATGGCTGCGGAAGTGGTCCGACACCGGCGACCCGGCCATCCCGCCGATGGACCCAGCGGCGAGCCGGTGCGGCCGGGCCGAGCTGATCGAGCAGGCGGCCGAGTACATGGGCGGGCCGACGATGTACGACTGGGTGGACGGGCCACGATACTGGCCGAACGCGCTGCCGGGGGTGTGGCTGGGCGTGTCCGCTGAGGATCAGCGGTGGGCCGACAGCCGTATCCCGATCCTGCTGGAGTGCCCGGCGGTGGTGCGGTTCGTCTCGGCGGAGCCGCTGCTCGGGCCGGTCAACCTGCGGCTGCTCGATGAGGTCGACGGCTGCACCTGCGGCGGCTACGGCCCGCCCTACTACATCCACGAACCCGGCTGCGGGCTGGAGCCCGGCCCGGCGTTCGGCCGGCTCCACTGGGTCATCGCTGGCGGTGAGAGCGGCCCGAAGGCGCGGCCGGCGCATCCGGACTGGTTCCGCTCGCTACGCGACCAGTGCCAGCGGGCCGGTGTTGCGTTCCACTTCAAGCAGTGGGGCGAGTGGTCGCCTGCAAAGCCACTGGGGTGGTACGGCGAGCAGCCTAGTCGTCGGCGGCCAGCGCGTACGTTCCTGCCGGACGGCACCGACTACCGCCCGACAGAGCCGGACATGCTGCTCGACCCGAGGATGCAGACGGTCTACCGCGTCGGCAAGAAGGTCACCGGCCGCGAACTGGACGGCAGGACTTGGGACGAGTACCCGACCGAGGCGCTGGGGGCGCCGCGATGATCGACGGTCAGGAGCTGGAGCACGCGGCTAGGCGGGCTGAGGCCGCCCAGCCGGCGGTGGACGCGTGGCGGCTGCGGCAGGGCGAGGGCCTATACGCCGGGCTGCCCTACGACGACCCGGTGGGGCTGCTGGAGCTGGCGGCCAACTCGGCGAGGGACGTGCCCGACCTCGCGGCGGAGGTGCGCCGGCTCAGCCCGGCCGAGTACTGGGTGGGCCGGGAAGAATGCCGCGAAGGCGAGTGCGACTGGTTCTTCGACGAAGACGGCAACCAGATTCGCCCGCTGGGTGGGCCGTGCGAGCACATCGAGGTGCGGGTGGCCACGTTCGGGGATGTGAAGCGGGCCGAGCACTTGGACGCGCTGGCGAAGGCGCTGAAACGGGCCGCCGAAGTAGCCCAGCGCGGCGGCGGGATCGACGACCGGGACATGGCCCGGATCGTGATCGAGACGGTCGACGAGGTGTACGAGCAGATGCGAGCCGAGGAGGTGGCCGGGTGAGCGAGCCGGTCTACATCAGCAACGAGGAGGCGCTGGACGCGTTGCGGCGCGCGGCATGGACCGAGCCGGCCCCGGAGGAGGCCACGACCTGCGGTCACCCCGGCTGCACCGACCATCCCGGCGAGGGCCGGAAGCGCATCCACACCCTCCTCGGCTTCATCGGTGCTGATTGGGACCTTCCCGACGCGGAGGAGTACATCCGAACGGCGAAACGGTGCGCCTGGGTAGAGCACCCGATGCGGCACAACCTCGGCGTCATTGGCGCCGATGACCGAACGATCTACTTCGAGGCGCGCCGGCCGGCCGTCGCCGCGCCGGCAGAAGTCGGGGAGGTGACGGGGTGAGCAACGGCGAGATCGGCAGCGGCGAGCGGACCACCCGCCGGCCGCACCAGTGCGCCTACTGCGCCCGCGACCTGCCCGCCGGAAGCCGCGCCGCTTGGTGGACGTGGGCCGAAGGCGGCCGCATCGAGACCAGCTACGCGCACCCGGAGTGCCAGGTGGCGTGGAGCTGGTACGCGGCCGACTGTGGGCTGGCCGGCGACGACCCGCTGCCCGACCCGGCGGAGTTCCAGAGCGAGGTGTTGGCCGAACACCGCCGGGTTGTAGCCGCTGCTGGGCTTGTAGGTGCCGGTGAGCCCGGTACCCCCCAAGGTGGTGACGGGAAGTGACCGGGGTCACGGCGCTGGCGCGGCCGGTGAGAGTGGAACCCGGCACACCGGAGCGGATGCCGGCGATCACCATTCACCAGCCGTACGCGACCGCGATCGCCCGTCACGGGAAACGCACCGAGAACAGGGGGTGGCCGGCGCCGCCCGGGCTGGTCGGACAGCGGTGGGCGATCCACGCCAGCCAGCGGTGGGTGGCCGGAGAGGACACCTACCCGGAGGCGACGCTGCCGCAGTACGACCCGGTGGTCTACCCGGCCGGTGTGGTGCTCGCGGTGGCCCGGCTGGTGTGGTGCTGCGCGGCCGGGATCGCGGGGGACCCGTGGTGCGAGTGCGACGTGTGGGCGCGGGACGACCTGTACCACTGGGGACTGGCCGACGTGGTGGCGCTGCCGGAGCCCGTGCCGTGCCGGGGCCACCAGCGGATCTGGTATCTGCCACCGGACGTGGCCGCCAGGGTGGCCGCCCAGCTGGCGGAGGTGGAGACGTGACCACTATCCCGCCGCTGCCTACCGTCGTGTGCCCGGTGTGCCGGCAGAAGGTCGGCACCGGGTTGTCCGGGACGATGATCGGCTGGCACTGGCGGGACCCGGCCCCCGGCCGCCGCCGGCGTTGCTCGGGGGAGGGCACACCGGTGGTAGACGGCCGGCCGATGCCGGCCGACCGCGGGGAGGTGGACGGCTGATGCTGCGGCTACTGGTGTCCGGGTCCAGGTGGGCGACGCCGGAGCAGCACGGGCAGCTGGTCGCCTCGGCGCTGCTGGCGGTCTGCCGCCGGGACGCGGGGGTGCTGGCGCACGGCGACGCGGCCGGTGTGGACCGGATCGCAGCCGCCGTTGCCGAGACGATCCCCGGCTGGAAGGCGTACCCGGTTCCGGCGCTGTGGGCTGGGTGTGACCTGACGGTGCCGGTGGACCTGGGTGGCTGCCCGGACTGGCCACACCGCAAGCGGCGCCGGGACGGGGCAAGCTACTGCCCCCGGGCCGGGTGGCGACGCAACCAGCGGCTGGTGGACCTCACCCCCCGTGCCGATGTGGTGGTGACGTTTCCCGACCAGCGCCGCGACTCCGGCACAAAGGACTTCATCCGCCGGGCACGCCGGGCCGGGTACGACCCGCAGGTCCGCGAGATCGAGGTGGTGATCCCCCGTGGGTAAGCGTCTACGCGCGGCCGGTGCCCGGTGGCGGCTGCTGGTGCACGAACGCGGCGGGCGTAGCCACACCGTTGAACCGAACTCATGTGAGGGCGGGCAGTGGCGTGTCCACCACCACCTGCCGGAGAACACCGAGTTCGACGAGTTGGTAGTGGGCCGCTGGTTGCACATCGAGCAGATGGACACCGGCACCTGGTGGGCGAACGTCGGTGGCGTCACCTTGTGGATAAAGGCGGACCGGGACGGCCGCCCGCTGTCGGTGTCCGTCTACGGGCCGGGTGACTACGGCGACCCGGTGGACGGCTGCCGCTACGAGTGCACGTGGAGCGAGGGGGCCGAGGGTGGCTGAGCGTCCCGGCCCGAACGACCTACAGCCTCATGGCAGCCGCGAGGCCCGGCTCCGGCACCTGGCCCACGGTGAGCTGCCGTGCGAGGCGTGCCGGGAGCGCTGTGGCTACCGGCTAGCCGGCTGGGGCGATCGCCACGGCCTGCACCAGTGCGTGGAGCCGGACGGGCACCCGGGCGACGTTCCGCACCTGTGCACCTGCGGGGCAACGAGGGAGGTGGGCGACGGTGGCTGGGACTGAGCGGCCGGTGGTCCGGTGCGAGCCGGCGATGCGGTTCGGCTACCCGCACATGCGCGGGGTGGCAACGGACGCGATCGCCGGGATGGTGTGGGCCGGCGAGTCGCCCGAGACGGTCGCGGACGAGTACGGGCTGCCGGGTCGCAGCTGGGTGCTGGTGGCGTGCTGGTTCGAGGCCCGCCACGGCCGGCCCCGGACGGGCTACCGGCGGGCGTGGAGGAGCTGGGCGGAGCGGGCAGGGCAGGCGATGTGGCGGGCCACGCCGGTGGACTACGCGGCGATCCCGGACCCGCCGAGCCGGGAGGAGGTGGACCACGGTGGCTGATCCCGTGCGACCCCGGTGGCGGTGCGGCGAACCCGGCTGCGGGGCGCATACCCGCTGGCAGCCCGTCCCGGCCGACCGGGTAACCGACGACCACGCCGCGGCGATGGCCGCCCTCACCGCCCACTACACCGCCGCCCATTCCGACCTGGTGGAGGAGGTAACCGGCCATGTCCAACTCACCTGACCGGGCCTACGTGTACCGGCACATCTGGCCGATCGTGGACGAGGACCGGCCGCTGTCGTCGCTGCGGGTGGAGGCATCGGCCGCGCTGGGGCCAATCCTGGGCCGGCTCGGTGTCCGTCCTACCGCCCAGCCGCGCTACCTGGTCTCCGATGACCGGCTGGTGTGCGAGGTGCCGGTGCTTCGCCTCGACGGCGATGAGCCGGATCCGCGGACCGAGGAGCTGGGTGGGCCGGCGGAGGCGCAGCGGGTCAACCGGCTACGGCCGCAGCAGCAGCGCGCCGGGGCGGGGGTGGCGTGATGGGCCAGTCAGCGGGGATAGCGGGACGGGGGCTCGCGGTCGACGGTGGGCTCGATGCCGGCGGCACGGGCGACCCGGCGAACGTGCTCGCGGGTGTACCTCGCGCGGACTGCGACCTTGGAGAGCTTCTCACCGCTTCGCACTGCGTCCGCGATGGCGGCCGTCAACTCCTCGCGGCGACGCTCCACTGCGCGCTCAGCCCGGTCCAGGGCGGCGCGAGCGCGGGTCACCGGGTCGTCGTCCATGTCGGGAGTATCCCAGATCGCCGTGTCCCGATCTACGGGTGTCACTTCGATCAGACCTGGGGGTTGCGCGTGTAGGGTTGCAACGCTCATGTGGCATAATTCTACCCGTCTGACCAGGAGAATGCGAGGGGGCTAGTGACCGTGTTGCAGGCCGAGGCGGCGCGGAAGGGGGCGCGTTTCTGATGGCTCGCCGCGAGGCACGGATCAGCGTCGAGATCTGGGACGACCCTGGGTTCATCGCGCTGTCTCCGCCGGCGCAGCGGATGTTCATGTTCCTGTTCTCGCAGCGGGACATGAACTACCTCGGCTTGCTACCGCTGCGGGAGCGGCGCTGGGCGTCGAGGTCGGTCGGACTGACGACGGAGTCGGTGCGGGAGGCGCTGGAGGAGCTGGACGCCGAACGGTTCGTGGTCATTGACGACGACACCGAGGAGTTGCTGGTCCGCTCGTTTATGCGCCGGGATGAGGTGTACCGCCAGCCGCAGCTGATCCGCTCAGCACGGGACTCCCTGCCGATGGTGGCGAGTCTACGCATCCGCGCCGCCCTGGCTGAGGAGCTGAAACGAATAGCCAGCGCGAACGGCCTGCACGCAGCCTCCCAGGAGGCCATTGAGGACATGCTGCGCTCGATCGAGGAGACTGCGTGCAGGGTCCAACCCTCCGCCGTTGACCCTGCGCGCACCCTGCGCGCAGGGTCAAACGATCATGGGCAAGACCTCCGGGAGAAAGAAGATACTAACCACCTAGAGCTTTCTGCTCCCATCTCCAATCTCCCTGCTCCCGGCTCCTCGAAGACTCCTTCGGAGTCTTCCCGCCGCGCTTCGCGCGCCGTCGCGACGAAACGGGGGACCCGGATTCCCGACGGCTTCACGGTCACGCCGGAGATGGTCGCTTGGGCACGTGAACGTGTGCCCACCGTTGATGGCCGCGTGGAGACGGAGAAGTTCGTCAACTACTGGCGGGGCAAGGCCGGCAAGGACGCGACCAAGCTCGACTGGCCGGCGACCTGGCGCAACTGGATGCTCAACGCCGCCGAGCGCAACGGCGCCAGGGCTTCGCCGTCGAACGCCCCAAAGTCGATCCCCCCGGCCGAACGCTGCGAGAAGCACCCGAACTACCGCCGCGACCGCTGCGGACCCTGCCGGTCCGAACGCGGGGCAGCCAACACCGACCAGACCGACCAGAGGAGCCCAAGTTGACCCCCACCGCTATTGCCCCACCCGCCGATCTCGACATGGAGCCCGGCGAAGCCCGGACGCCGCCACATGCCATCCCCGCCGAGCAGATCGTCCTCGGGTCGATGATGCTCAGCCCCCGCGCCGCCGACGAGGTGATCGAGGTGCTGACCACCCGCGACTTCTACGACCCTCGGCACGCCACCGTGTACGCGGTCCTCGTCGCGCAGCTGGCCGCAGACCGGCCGACCGAACCGGTGGCGGTGGCGCACGCCCTGGACGGGCTGGGCAAGCTCGGCATCGGCGCCGGGAAGGTGCCGCTGGACTACCTGCACACCCTGTACGCGGCACCGCCGACCGCAGCCACCGCCGGGCACTACGCGCGGATCGTGGCCGGCAAGGCGGTCCTGCGGCGGCTGGTGGAGGCCGGCACCCGGATCGTGCAGATCGGCTCCGGCGCGGAGGCCGCCGGGCGGGAGCCGGCGGACGCGGTGGACCTGGCCCAGCGGACGCTGCACGAGGCGACCGTCGCGAACGTGCACACCGACCTGGGGCCGGTCGCGGCGTGGACCACTGCGGTGGTGGACCACCTGGAGGCGGTCGTGGAGGGCCGGGCACCCCGCGGGGTGTCTTCCGGGATGGGCAGCCTGGACAAGCTGGTCGGTGGGTGGCTGCCCGGCCAGCTGGTGATCCCGGCCGGCCGCCCCGGCGCCGGCAAGTCGGCCGCGGCGCTCGGGTTCGCCAAGGCGGTCGCCCGGCGTGGCCTGCCCACGTTCGTGTTCAGCGTGGAGATGTCCAAGGACGAGTTGATGTGCCGCCTGTTCGCCGACGTGGCCAGCATCGACCTGGCGAAGTTCACCCAGAGCCGGCTCGACCGCCGCGACCTGGAGAAGATCCGCGACGCGCAGAAGGTCATCGACGGGTGGCCGTTGCACATCTACGACACGTTCCGCACTATGCCGATGATCCGCGCCGCCGCCCGCCGGTTGACGCAGCGGTTCGGCACCCCGGGGCTGATCGTCGTGGACTACCTGCAACGGATCGAGTCCGACCGCCGCCACGATCGCCGCGACCTGGAGGTGGGCGCGATCGCCCGCCAACTCAAGACGCTGGCGCAGGAGCTGGGCACGACGGTGATCGCACCGGCGCAGGTGAACCGGGGCAGCGAGACCCGCACCGACAAGCGGCCGCAGTTGTCGGACCTGCGCGACTCGGGGGAGTTGGAGCAGGAGGCGGACATCGTGATCCTGATCCACCGCGACGACCTGCACGACCCGGAGTGCGAGCGGGCCGGGGAGGCCGACCTCATCGTCGCGAAGCACCGCAACGGCCCACGGGACACGGTGACCGTCGCGGCGCAGCTGCACTACTCCCGGTTCGCCGACTGGGACACCCCGGAGGAGCCGTACTGATGAGCCGTAACGTGGGCGCTGCGGTTTTGGCGCTGGACGATCTCTTAGCGGAGTCAACGCCTGAGCAGGTTGCGGCACTTCGCACGTACTGGGCTGCGAACCCAACACCGTTGGGTGACCAGGTGCTTGCAGCCGCGCGGCACACAGGCCAGATCGTCAGACGCTGGGCGGTTGAGCAGGGCACCACCGCTACCGCACTCCCGGTAAGGACTTACCCGGACTGGGTCCGGCTTGGACTTCTGCACGCCCTTGTCGCGTGGCTGGTGAACGACTCCGAAGTCCGTACCTGCCCACACAGTCCGGCGCCGAACCGCCCGGAGCCGGTATTCGGCGCAGCCTGGAAGCCGGGCGTTGTTATCTGCCACCGCTGCCCGCATCTGCTGATGCTTCCGCGTAACTCGCCGGCTGACCGAATGTGCGATGGCTGTGGGCGAGTCACCGAGGGCGTAGAAGCCGGTGATCCGGTCTATCCCGTACAGGTCACTTACGGAGCCTTTATCTACTCCATGGGGTGCTGTCAGGGCTGCAAGTTCTGGCCCACGGACACCGGCGAGACGAGGAGTGACCGGTGAGTGTGCAGAGTCCCGCGCAGGCCGGGCTGGAGCTAGTTGACGACTACGGCTGCTGCGCCCTGGACACCGCAGACGGCACCGGCCACGAGGGTCCGTGTGGTCGCCGCTGCTACCTGTGCCACGGGGCGCCGGGGAAGTGCCCGTGGTGCCTCGGCGACGGTCCGGAGCTGGCCGGCTGCCATGGATGTGACACCACCGGGGATTGCCCGGAGGGATGCGACGAAGGGTGGCAGTGGGATGAGTGAGCAGGGTGTGAACGTGAGCGAGGCTGGGCTGCTGCGCGCGGTCCGGTCGGGGGCGGGCAGGGACGAGCAGACCCGGATTCTGGACCTGTTGCGCGTGGCTGCCCACAAGGCGGAGTCGGCCGCGGTCGCTAGCCGGAGGCCGGCTGTCACCGGCCACGGCCGCCGAGCCGCCGGGCTACGTGCCGCGATCGAGCTGATCGAGACGGTGCAGCCGATGCACGTCGGCGAGGAATGGGCGTCAGTCGGGGGCGGCTGCGACTCGGTGGAGATCCACTGGTATGACCCGGCGGACGAGCCGGACGAGCTGCCGGTGCGGCTGGTCGCCAACGACAACGCGGAAGCCGTGACCGCCTGCGTCTACCTGTCGCTGGACGAGGCGGAGCAGGTGTTCCGCGACGGCCTGGGGCTGGTGGAGAAGCTTCGCCGGGACCGGGCCGACCGGGCGGTGGACGGGCAGGCAACCGGGGGCGGTGACCGGTGAGCCATGACCGCCACCGACCCGCCGCCACGGTGCAACCGCTGCCGCCGAGTGCTGTCCGACCCACGCTGGTGCGCTGTCGGACTCGGCCGGGTGTGCGCTTCCCGGCTCGGGTTGGTGCTCGCACCCAAACCCCGGGTGCGGTCACCGGTGAGGACCGGCGGGGGAGGCGAGCCCGTGCTGGACGGGCTCACGGAGCTGATGGAGACAGACGAGATCAACGAATGGAGCGAGGGAACGTGACGTACGTACAGGACGCGATCGACGCGGTGAACGCGGAGCTGCCCGACCTGGACCCGGAACTGGCGCGGCTGTATGCCCTGCTGGCGCTGACCACGGGCGAGGCCACCGCATGGGAGGACGTGCACCACGCCTGGGCGATTTGGTGTGACCGGACCCGGCCGGACCACCGGTCGATCCTGCCGTTCGGCGAACTCGCCGAGACCACGCAGGAGTTGGACGCGCCGTACGCCGAGGGCATCCAGCGGGCGGCTGCCGCGCTCGCCAAGTCGAACCAGGAGACCAGCGGAGCCACCACCACCCGAGAGGACACCTGACATGCGTACCCCGGACCAACTCCGCCAGCTCGCCGAGGCCGTTCGTGCCGACGCGGCCGACGCCGACGAAGGTGTCGAGGAGTCGCGCCTGATGGCGGACCTGCTCGACGCCGCCGCATCCGAGGACTTCGTTGAGTTCGCCGACATCCGGGAGGTCCGGCGCTGTGTTGACGCGCTGGCCGTCCGGCTTGAGGTGGCGCTCACCGAGGAGACCACCCGATGAGCACCACCGAGGGATTCAACCGCGAAGGCGAGCCGATGCGGCCGCTCGGCTACATCGGCGACGGCCCCGACTTCGAGGTGTATCGCTGGGGCCAGAACGACCACGGTAAGACCGGCTGGCGTTGGCAGGCGTACTCCCGTGACCAGCTGCTGGACTCCGGCGACGCCCGGACCCGGTTCGGCCTGGCGGTCGCCCTGTGGCGTGCCCGGCGCCGGTTACGTCGACAGATCGAGAGGGGCACCCGATGAGCACTGACCCGACCACCCCGCTGTCGGCCGCGCTGGACCTGGACGCCATCACCGACGGCGCCACCGGATGGGACCGGGACTGGGTGGCCCAGCTACCCGGCCACCTGCCGGCGTCGGCCTACCTGGCGCCGTATCTGCGTTGGCGTGCCCAGCGTGAGCTGGCGGCGCTGCTGGCCGACGTGGACCGGTTGGTGGCCGAGGTGCGGCGGCTACGCGGCGCCGTTCCCGCCGCCACCGGCCCGGCCATCCTGGGACGGGCGCTGCTGGACGAGAACGGCGACGCATGGCCTACGCGCCCCGCCGGCCTGTATGGCTTCGGCCTCCGGACCCGCGAGGTGCTGCTGGTGGACCCGGCCGCCTGGGCGCGGCACGAGCGGCTGGCCGATGCGGCCGCGCGGTGGCGGCACATCTGCACCGCGATCAGCCCGGACATCGGCCAGGGCGACGTGGACGACGCCGAGGCTGACGTGTGGGCCGCCGTGGACGCACTCGGCGAGCACCCGGCGCTGGACGGCGACCTGGCCGACAATCCGACCGAGGCGGGTGCGCTGGAGCGGTTCGGCATCGACCCGGACGAACTCGCCGCCGTGCTGGACGGCGAGCCGACGCCAAGTACGCCCGACGAGGGTGGGACGACCGCACCACCGGACGCCGGCACGGACACCCCGACCACCGCCGGGGAGGCGTCCGTGCAGGTCACGCCGGCAGACGGAGGGGACACCGGGACGGACAACGGTGAGGCTGCATCGCTGCGGGACGTGGCCGAACGCCGAGAGGCGCTGATCTCGCAGCACCGCCGCTACATGGAGTCGTGCATCTGGGTCGACCTGGGCCGGATGTCGGGCGCACCCTGCCTGGGCGGTACCCGTATCCGGGTGGAAACCATCGCCGGACTGCTCGCCGACGGGCTGGACGGCGACCAGATCCGGGACCACTACCCGGATGTGACCGACCAGCATCTGGTGGCGGTGCGGCACTTCGTCGCCGAGGTGGACGCCGGGTCCTGCCCGGAGGATGAGCTGGCCGACGGCAAGCGGGCGCTCTACGACCACGTGGTGGGAGCCCACGGTCCATCGGACGCCGAGCCCGCCCCGGAGCCGGCCGGCGGACCCGGGTGGGTGGACCGGCGAGGCTGGACCCGCCAGCAGTGGCTTGACGACGCGCGTGCCATCTTCAACTCGGTACACGGTGGCGCGGCCGACCTGCTCAACGGGCACATCGTGGCCCTGTTCGCCGAACTGCACGATGTCACCGAACAGCGCGACCTGGCCATCGCCCACGACCGGCAGCCGTACCCGACCGCCGCCGCGTACGAGGCGGTGTGCGCCACGCTGGAGCGCAAGCGCGCCGAGCTGGACGACACGGTGCAGGCGAACCACCGGTGGGCCGCCACCCACGCCGGGCTGGAGGCCGAGCTGGCCGAGGTGCGGGAGGAGCTGGCCCGCATGGCCGGGGGCGTGACGGACCTGCGGGCCACGGTGGCGATGCGCGACGGGCAGCTACGGGACGTGAGCGCCGAGCTGGAGTACGTGCGCGCCGACCGGGAGGGCCTGGACCTCCAGCGGAACCGGCTGCTGGCGGAGCGGGCCACCGCCCGCCGGGACGTTGCAGCCGGCGTGCTGGACGAAGCCGCCACGGGCACCAGCGGGCTCACTGCCGCTGGCTTGCGCCAGATGGCGGCACAGATCCGAGCCGGCACCCGCCGCGTCCCCGGCAGCCCGGAGCCGGACGGAGGTGGCGACGATGGGTGAGCGCCGCGACCGTGTCGCGCTGGACCCTCACGGCTACCGGGTCGCCATCCGCGCCGACTCGTTCAACGACTGGTTCGTCTTCCGTACCGATCTCGTCAAGGGCGAGTTTCGGTCGACGCTGCCGGACGACTGGACAGCCTACGTGCCTGCCACTGACCGCGACCGGCTCGCCGATCAGGTCGAGCAGTTCGCCGAGCAGGCGGAGGAGATCGCAACAGGGCTGGCGTGGCTCCAGGCGAGGAGCCAGGCCGGCAGCCCGGGGCCGGTCCCGGCCGGCGGAGAGGAGCCCGACCATGGCTAACCTCTGCGTCGCCTGCGGGAAGCCGATCACCACCGTACGCGCCAGCCACCACGTCATCACCCTGGAGCGTGTGTGGGTGCACTACTCGCGGCGCGCGAACCGCAGCCACCGCGCCATCCCGACCAGCATGCTGCGAGAGGAGCCCGACCATGCCTGAGGCCCTGGACGCCGCCCCGGCCACGTGGGCGCTTCCGTCGGAGCCCGGGCCGGAGGTGACCGAGCTGTGGGACCGGCACGGCTGCCACTGGCAGCGGGACGCACCCGGACACTGGCTGCTGGTGGAGTACGCCGACGCGGGCGAGGGCCTGTTCTGGCACCTGGTGATCCCCTGCGTGTCGCCGTGGCGGGCGCTGCTGGCCGAGCACGGCCCGCTGTCCGCCGTCCCACCCGAGCCGGAGGTGCCCGATGCCGCCGGCTGACCGCTACAACCCGGCCCCTGCCTACCACTGCGGTGCCTGCGGATGCGGCGACCCCACCTGGACGGTCACCCGCCGTGGCGACGCCGCCGTGTCCTGGGCGTGCGACGCCCATCTCGCTGCCACTGCTCACCGGTTGCAACGGGACTGGGAGGTGACCGAACTGGTCGTGCGGCTGCGGCCCAAGGCTGCCGAGTGGGCGGAGATTGGCCAGCGGCTAGCCGAGGTGACGAAGGATGGCGACCATGGCTGACCACGACCCGGCCACCGTAGAGCTGGTGGCCTCGGTGCTGCGGACCTACGTCGGCGACTGCGACTGGACCCAGCACGCCGGCCGGGCGGTGCTGGACGCGCTCACCGCCGCCGGGTGGCGACCGGTCGCCGAGCCCGAGTCCAATGCGCCGCTGCCGGTGGTCCACAAGCCGTTCCCCGACGACGGGGTGTTGTACTGCGGCTGGTCTTCCGACCGCGGGGTCTACGAGGGCTGCGGCGAGGTGTGGCCGTGCGCCACCGTCCGCAGTCGGGAAGGGACTACCGATGGCTGAGCCGTTCACCGATGCCGAGCTGGAGACTGGTGCCAGCGCAGCGTGGAACCACATCCCTGCCGCGAATCCGACCCCGGCCGAGGTAGATCGGGCGGTTGCCGCCGCGCTCCGGGCGGTGCTACCCGCCCACGATGCCCGGGTGCGGACACAGGCCGGGGAAGACATCGCCGCGTTCTTCGATGCCTGGGCCACGGCCACCGACCGGATGGGACGGGTGGACCGTGCGGTCGTCCTCACTGAGATAGCCCGGATCGCCCGCCAGGTCACCACCAGCACCGCCAACGGGGAGGATCAGCATGGCGTATGACCAGGCTGCCGCCGACTGGCAGGCCCGCGCCGAGAGGGCGGAAGCCGACTTGGCGCGGGCGAGGGCGGAGCTGCGGACGCTTTGGTCCATCACCCGCGCCGCCGGTGTTCCGACTACCCCCGGGCACGAGCGGCAGCACCAGGAGATGGATCGGCGGTTCGCAGAGTCGGCCCCGGACCCGTGCGCGGACGTCCCGGACGCCCCGGAACCTGGCCGGCGTACACCCGAGCCGGGGGAGCGGTGGCGTACCGGCACCTCCGAGGGCACCGACGAGCTGACCCTGTATCGGCACGTGGACGGCGGCCCGGGGCGGGGCCGGCTGGTCGGGATGATGCGCGAACCTGCCGATGCGGCGCTGGTGGTGGAGGCGGTCAACGCCTTCCTGGAGAACATGGAGGAGGACGGCCGTGGCTGACCGGGTGATCTACCGCTACGAGGTGCCGGTGGACGACCGCTGGCACATCCTGGAGCTGTCCGGGCCGATCCTGCATGTGGCGTCGCGGCGGCCGGAGGTGGTGGAGCTGTGGGCGCTGGCCAACGACTACCCTCTCGGCCCGGAGGTGGTCCAGCTGCGGGCGTTCGGCAACGGCCAGCCGTTGCCGGTGGACGCCCACCGGTACGTCGGCACTGCGCTGGCCGCCGACGGCCGGCTGG